AAGGCAACCTTTATGCCCAAAACGGCATTCAAGCTTTTGCACGTGGCGGCATTGTAGATAAGCCAATGTTATTCCCATTTGCTAAAGGCATTGGCCTTATGGGTGAGGCAGGGCCAGAAGCGATCATTCCGTTACGTCGTGGCCGTGATGGCAACTTAGGCGTTGCAAGCGGCGGCGGCGGCGGCGGCTCCACCAGCGTGGTTGTTAATGTTGATGCCACAGGTAGTAAAGTAGAAGGCGACGATCAAGACAGCAAACAACTTGGTACACTGCTTGCAGCAGCAGTACAAAAAGAATTAGTTAAACAAAAACGACCTGGAGGTATTCTCGCGTAATGGCCACTTTCCCTAACATCGCGCCAAGCTATGGCGCACAAAAAAACAATAGCCCGAAATCACGGGTGATTAAATTTGGTGATGGCTACGAAAACCGGATTACTTTTGGGTTAAATCAAAATCCAGTTGAATGGTCATTATCTTGGAATAATATTACAGAGGCCAATGCTGATACGATTGAAACATTTTTAGATGCGCGTGGCGTAGATGGTGCGAGCTTTGATTGGACTGGGCCAGGTGAACCAAGTGCTTATAAATTTGTTTGCGCTGAATGGAGTAAAACCATATCTTATGCTGGGCTAGCCGATATCCAAGCGACATTCCGCCAAGTATTTGAACCATGACCGTACCAGTATCCGAGCTACAAAAGATTGCACCATCAGCAATTATTGAACTGTTTGAGTTGCATCTTGTTACTGCATTACATGGAGCAAATACAATTTATAGATTTCACGCCGGAAGTAATATGAATGCAAATCAAGAGTTAGTTTGGGCTGCAAATGCTTATCAGCGATTACCAGTTGAAATGGAAGGATTTGAATTTAGTGGCAAAGGAGTATTGCCACGACCTGTAATTAGAATTAGTAATGGTCTCGGTACAATTAGCGCAATATTATTTATTGTAAATGATGTAACGGCAGGTAATGATTTAACAGGTGCAAAATTAATAAGACGCAGAACAATGGCACGTTACATTGATGCTGTAAATTTTGTAGGTAGTGTAAATCCATATGGTACGCCAGATCCAACGGCTGAATTTCCGCAAGAGATTTATTATATCTCTCGTAAATCAACTGAAAACAGATTAGTAGTTGAATTCGAGTGTGCAGCAGCATTTGATCTCGCTGGCGTGAGGGCACCAAAACGACAATGCATTAGCAGTATTTGCCAATGGGTATATCGTTCTACGGAATGTAGCTATACAGCAAATGTATTCTTTGATGTAAACGACAATCCAGTCGCAACGCAAGCATTAGATATATGCAGCAAACGTTTAGATAGTTGCAAAAAAAGGTTTGGAGATACTGAACCGCTACCATTTGGATCATTCCCAGGTATTGGAGCATTTACAGCATGACGTGGAAAGCAAAAGCAATTGAACATGCAGAGGCTAGTAACCCTGTTGAGGCTTGCGGATTGGTTGTTGTCGTTAAAGGTCGTCGTCGTTATTGGCCGTGTAAAAATCTAGCACTTGATGCAGAACAGTTTATTCTTGATCCTATTGATTTTGCGTCAGCAGAAGAAGCAGGCGAAATTGAAGCTGTATTTCACAGCCATCCATTTACACCACCAGCACCAAGCCAAGCAGATTTAATTGGTATTGAAGTAACAGGCATGACATGGTTTATTTATAACCCAAATACAAAAACATGGAGCGAAACAAAACCAAGCGGTTATTCTGCACCATTAATTGGACGTGAATGGGTATGGGGTGTAGCTGATTGCTGGACATTAGTTCGTGATTGGTACAAAGCAAATGGCATCGTATTATTAGATTGGGAACGACCTGTAACACCAGAAGAATTTGAGCAGAAGCCATTATTTGAAGGCTTTTGGTCTGAAGCTGGGTTTTATGAATTAGAACCAGAAGATGAATTAGAATGCGGCGATGCTTTACTTTTTAGTATTGAAGGCAAAGGGTTAAATCATGTTGGTGTTTATATCGGCGATCAATTATTATTACATCATGCGCGTAACAGATTAAGCAGTCGTGATTTATATGGCGGATGGTTGCAAAAATGCACAGGGCGGAGACTTAGGCATCAGAATGCTAATATGCTTACAGGGGGCTTGTACTAATCATGCTACGTGAAATCCGAATTTATGGACAGCTTGCAAAATTCGTAGGCAAACGTAAATTTTGGGCAGCAGTTGATAGCGCAGCCGAAGCAGTACGGTTTCTAATTGCTAATTTCCCAGGGCTTGAGGCGCATATGTGCGAGCCTGGGAGAAATTATCAAGTAATGATCGGCGATTACGCATTGGGTGAAGAGGAGTTGCATGGCCCTACTGGTAATTCTATGATTAGCTTTATTCCAGTAATTGGTGGTGCAGGCGGAGTAGGTAAAATATTTGCTGGTATAGGTTTAATTGCGCTTAGTGTATTATCAGCAGGTTTATTATCTGGTTTTGCATTTGGCTTTGCTGGCGGAGTTTTGGGATTAGGTACATTTGCAACGATTGGTGTTGGTATTGGAGTAAATTTAATATTAGGCGGTGTAAGCCAATTGCTAACACCAACGCCAATTATTAGCGCACAATCAGCATCAGGTGGACTTTCAGGTGGCAACTATAATAGCGGCACTAGACAAACAGAAATGGACCCACAAAAATCTTATAGTTTTTCTGGCATACAAAATACAAGCCGTCAAGGTGTACCAGTACCTTTAATTTTTGGCGAAACGATTGTTGGTAGTATTGTGATTTCTGCTGGTATTGATACTGAACAGGTACTGGCATGACAAAGCAAATACGTGGTGCAGGCGGCGGCAAGAAACAGTCGCAACCGCAACCAGTCCAACAGCAAACTGTAGTTCAACAAGTTGCTGCACCTGCCTATACACCAGTCCGTGATCCAGACAGCCTTGCATCTAAACAACATGCAATCTTTGTTGATCTATTAAGTGAAGGCGAAATTGAAGGATTTCCATCTGCGCGTACTTTTACACGCGGTGATGCTAATTACAATAGAGCATTACTTAAAGATGTTTATTTGAATGGGACACAAATTTTAAGGCAAGAAGCTGATGCAACGGCACCACAATCTATAGATTACAATTTCCAAAACGTTACATTTGAAGCAAGATATGGCACCCAAGCACAAACCTATATACCCGGCTTTACAGATATACAAGACGAAGTAACAGTTAATACTACTGTTACAATACCAAATCCCGTTACCAAGACCATAACGGATTCTGCTGTAGATGCAGTAAGAGTCACAATTACTGTGCCACGGTTAGAGCAATATACTGATCAAGGTGATATAAGAGGCACCAGCATAAACTTGCAAATACAAGTGCAATATAATGGTGGCGGCTTTAGTATTGCGGTAGATGATACAATTTCTGGCAGGACTGGAGATCAGTACCAACGCGACTATAAGATAGCTTTAAATGGCGCCTTCCCAGTTGATATAAGGGTTGTAAGGATTACTGCCGATAGCGTAAGCAATCAGTTAATTAATAGCTTTGTATGGTCGAGTTACACAGAAATTATTGAACAAAAACTAAGATACCCAAATAGTGCAATTATGGCACTGAGGTTAGATGCTGAACAATTCTCTAATATCCCATCGCGCACATATAAAGTGCGTGGGATTAAAGTACAGATACCATCTAATGGCACTGTAAATGCTGATACAGGTGCAATAACATATGCTGGAGTATGGAATGGAACGTTTGGTGCCGCGCAATGGACATCAGACCCAGCTTGGATTTTATATGATTTATTAGTAAATACAAGATATGGGTTAGGTGATCATATAAAAGCTGCACAATTAGATAAGTTTGCTTTCTTTTCTGCCAGTCAGTATTGCGGCGAATTAGTTGATGATGGTTTTGGGAAGACAGAACCAAGGTTTAGCTGTAATGCATTAATACAAAACCAAGATGAGGCATATCAGCTAATAAATGATCTTTGTAGCGTTATGCGCGTTATGCCGTATTGGTCAACAGGTTCATTAACAATAAGTCAAGATAAACCAACCGATCCTTCTTACCTATTTACATTAGCTAACGTAAGTGAAGACGGATTTAAGTATTCAGGATCTGATTTAAAAACAAGGCATACGGTAGCTGTTGTAAGTTATTTAGATATGACAACACAAGAGCTAGGATATGAAGTAGTTGAAGATAGTGTTGCAATTGCTAAGTACGGTGTAATTACAACTAATGTAAAAGCTTTTGCTTGTACAAGCCGAGGCCAAGCATCAAGATTGGGAGAATGGATGCTTTATAGCCAAGCGCATGAAACAGAAGTTATTGATTTTACTGCATCACTTGATGCTGGTGTAGTCGTAAGACCTGGCGCAGTTATTGCAGTAGCAGATCCAGTAAAATCTGGAATCAGACGTGGCGGACGTATTGCAGCCGCAACAACATTAACAATTACTGTAGACGATGATAGCGCCAATACAAGTTTGCCCACTAGCGGTAGTGCAACAATTTCAGTTTTAATGCCTGACGGTTCAGTAGAAACTAGAGCAATAACTACAATAGTAAGCGGGGTTGTAACAGTCTCGACAGCATTTAGCGTAGCACCTAATTCCAATAGTATTTGGATTATTAATAACAGTACAGTAGAAACCACAACATGGCGCGTACTTAGCGTTGCTGAGAAAGATCAAGCTCAATATCAAGTTGTAGCATTAGCTTATAACGCAAGTAAATATAATTATGTAGAGCGAGGCTTTAAGCTGCAAACGCGTGAAACTTCAGTACTAACAGTTGCACCTGATCCCCCTGGTAATTTAAGCGCAACTGAAACTTTATATAATTCTAACAACCAAGCAAAAGCCAAAATCATTGTAAGCTTTGGGAACGTGTTGGGCTGTAAAGAATATAGAGTTCAATATAAGCAAGGTGATGGGAATTTTACTTCTTTAGTTGTAAGTAGCAACGAATTTGAAATTTTAGATTCTCAAGCTGATGTTTATACAATTAATATTTTTAGTATTAGTGCACCTGGGATACCTTCTAACCAAGCAGCAACATTGCAATTTACCGCATTTGGTAAAACTGCTGTACCGGGCGATGTACAGAATTTAACATTTGAGGCAATTAATAATAATTCAGGCCGTTTGCGATGGACTGAAACCGTAGATCTTGATGTAAAAATTGGTGGCAAGATTCATATTCGCCATAGCAGCCTTACCGATGGCACTGGTACATGGAGCAATAGCGTTGACCTAATACCTGCAAAATCTGGTAGTAGCACCGAAGCAATTGTGCCATTAGTAGAAGGTGAAATACTGGTTAAATTTGAAGATGATGGCGGTAGAAAAAGCGCTAATGAAACTAGCGTAATTATTGATTTGCCAGATACTATAGCGCCACTGGTAATCCAAACACGTAGAGAAGATATTGATGCACCACCATTTCAAGGCACTAAAACAAACACGTTCTATAGTGATGAATTTGATGCAATTTCACTTGATGGCACCGCATTATTTGATTCTATTGTTGATGTAGATTTAATTGCTAGTTTTGATGTAACAGGTAATGTGCAAGCATCAGGCAGTTATGAATTTGCTAATACACTGGATTTAGGCAATGTATTTTCACTTGACCTAAGCAGATTTTTTGTTACAAGGGGTTATTTCCCTAATGATTTAATTGATTCCCGTAGTAATACTGTAGATGATTGGCCTGATTGGGATGGCGGCATTATTGATGCAGTAAACGCAAAATTAATGATGCGGCACACTGATGATGACCCAACAGGTTCGCCTACATGGTCATCGTATCAAGAATTTGTTAATGGTACGTTTAAGGGTCGCGCTTTTCAATTCCGCGCTGATTTAACCAGTAATGCTATCGACCAAAATATATTAATTGATGAATTAGGTTATGCGGCAACAATAAAACGCCGTACTGAGCACAGCGTTGCTGCAATTGCTAGTGGCGCTGCGGCTTATACGGTCACATTTGCAAATGAGTTTTGGACTGGTACGGCAAGCCTCGGCGGCGTCAATGCTTACCTACCTAGTGTCGGTGTAACAGGTCAAAACATGGCAACCGGCGACTTTTTTGTAATTACTGGAGTTAGTGGCACCGGCTTTACTGTTACATTCAAAAACTCGGCTGGCACTGCAATTAACCGTAACTTTAACTGGAGTGCTGTAGGGTTCGGACAAGTAGGCTAAACTGGAGAAAACTAACAACTCATGAGCCAAGCCGACTATATCGTCAGTAACGGAACGGGCGCTGCTGTTCGTTCAGATTTAAATAACCAGTTAGCTGCCATTGTCAGCAATAACAGCGGCAGCACAGAACCGGCGACAATGTACGCCTACCAGTGGTGGGCGGATACCACGGCTGGATTATTGAAATTGCGCAATGGCGCCAATAATGCGTGGATCACCATTAGGCAATTGGATGGTGAGTTCAGCACTGTGCCTGTTGAAAACGGTAGCGCGGCAGCGCCGTCAATATTTTTCAAAGATTCCGGGACTGATACCGGCATCTATAGCCCAGGTGCAGATCAAGTAGCCATCAGCACTGGTGGCACAGTGCGTTTAACGTCTAGCACTACTGCGATTAGTTCTGCATTACCAATAGATCATCCCCTTGGTGCAGTCGGTACGCCCAGCATTACATTTACGGGTGATCTCAATACCGGCATCTATAGCCCTGGCGGTGACCAAGTAGCGGTAGCAACTAATGGAGTTGAGCGTGTTGAGTTTGGCACCAGTGAAGTTGTATTTAATGATGGCGGCGTTGATTATGATTTTCGCGTTGAGGGCGACACTAAGGCCAATTTATTTTTAGTTGATGCTAGTGATGATGCTGTTTTATTAGATGGCAATTTAACGTTAAAAGGGCAAGCAGACTTACGTTTTGCTGATAGTGACAGCAGCCATTACATTGCGATCCAAGCGCCAAGCACGGTGGCGGCCAACGTAACGCTCACGCTACCACCAGCAGATGGCACTAACGGCCAGGTACTAAGCACCAACGGCAGCGGCACATTGAGTTGGGCTACGGCTGGCGGCACGATTCTGTATAACCGCCGTCCTGCGTTACATCGCGGGCCATTATTTAGTAAAACCGCTGCTACTACTATTAGCGTTGCTGCTGGTGCTGTATTAAACGGGCAGTATTACGCCAGTGCTACTGCGGTGACAATGGGCACCCATACCAATAACACTGATATGGCAATCTGGCAGCACCCAACAACAGGTGCATTAGTCAGTGATGCTAGCTATGTTACAGCTCCAGCAGGCGCTACAGGCGGCAGCATTGTCGGTGGTTACCATTACATCCCAAGCGGTAGACCAACAGCATTTAATAATGGCAGCCCAACTGCAACAGCAGAAATATTGGAATACAGCATATGGGATTTAACATGGCGACCTGTATGCCCAGACCCTCGCGGAATGACGTGTGTTGATGGGCGGTTCTGGTGTGATTTGTATTTCTGTGGCTCTACAAGTTATGCCAATACTACATTTGCAGCAGTGCAATCCAGCAAGATTGGTTTGACGATTGCTGATAACAGCAGCCCTGCATTAATTCCTAGCTTCTATGGCGGTAATGGCAGCACGGCTTATACGCTAACGGGCGGCAACAACCCAGGTAGCTGGTATAACTTTGCCGAGGTGGCGCATTCATTTGGTAAGCGATTTATGTTTAGCTGGGAGTTTCAAGCAGCAGCATTTGGCGCACCAGAAGCCGGTAGCCGTGGCTCTGATCCTGGCACTGTGATCTGGGAACGCGCCAGCAAATGGGGCCTAGCGCAAGCAACGGGCACCATGAATACATGGGCAATTGAGCGTGTAGGCATCTACACAAGCGGCAGCAACACTAACACTGGTGGCCGTGGTACGGAATACGCCGATGCGCCACGCGCTCTCGGCCTGTGTGGCAGCTGGGCCAGCGGGGCTGACTCGGGCTCTCGGTACGCCTTCTGGGGCTACGTTCCCTCCGCCGGTAGCGGCAACGTTGGTGCTCGGTTTTGTGCGGAACATGTTATTAGCGGTTAACTTATTACTACTAACACGGAGTTTTCCCCATGCTGATTAACACTGCTACCGACTTGCAAACGGCTGAACCCAGCGCAGAACGCAGTGCGTTCTTAACTAACCTGCTTAATGATTACGTTATTTTTGACGATGCCGAATATCCAGACGACTATGACCGTGAACTGCAAGAAGGCGACGTTGGTTATGTGGCGCCAGTAATCCGCACCGAATGGAATGCCGGTGCTGCTGCGGCATGGGGCTTTGCAAGCC